ATAGTTCGTTTCCAAGTCAGGTGGTACCAGACGCAGAAAAGAATACTTTAGACTACGGTTATCAAGTTGGTAGAGCCATTGAAAATGAATGGTTCAGAGGTGATCGTGGCTTAGGAGCTGGTGGTCGCTTTGGAAACAATTGGCAAGATTTCCACAGATTAAGATTGTACGCTAGAGGCGAGCAGTCTGTAGCAAAATACAAAGATGAATTATCTATTAACGGTGATTTGTCTTATCTTAATTTAGATTGGAAGCCAGTCGCTGTGTTATCTAAGTTTGTTGATATTGTTGTCAACGGTATGACTGATAAAGGTTATGAAATAAAATCATTTGCTAATGATCCATTTGCATTAAAACAAAGAACTCAATACATCTCTGATGCCGTGCAAGACATGGAAAGCAGAAACCAAATAGAACAATTAAACGAACTAACTGGACAAAACTTTTATTCTAGTGTAAATCCAGAAGCTTTACCAAACGACGAAAAAGAATTAGAACTGTACATGCAATTAAGCTACAAGCAGTCTATTGAAATAGCTGAAGAAGAGTTAATTGAAAATATATTTAATTATAATAAATACGACGAAGTAAAAAAGAGGTTAGCTTACGATTTAGTTGTATTAGGTATATCAGCTGTTAAAACAGATTTTAATCTAGCAAATGGTATTACCGTTGATTATGTAGACCCAGCTAATTTAGTTTATTCTTATACAGAAGATCCTAATTTTGAAGATATATATTATGTAGGTGAAGTTAAAAACGTAAGTTTAGAAGAAGTTAAAAAACAATTTCCGTATTTAACTGATGCTGAGTTAGATGAAATACAAAAATACCCAGGTGATTCTAATTACACTAGAAATTACAGAGGTCAAGACGACAACTACAATAATATACAGGTTCTTTATTTTGAATACAAAACATATAACAATCAAGTATTTAAAATCAAACAAACAGATCAAGGTTTAGAAAAAGCTTTAGAAAAGCCAGGTGATTTTAATCCACCTGATAACGATAACTTTGAAAGAGTGCATAGAGCTATAGAGGTTTTATATAGTGGTGCTAAGATATTAGGTCATGAGAAAATGTTAAAATGGCAATTAGCTGAAAACATGTCAAGACCTTATAGCGATCAAACTAAAGTTGAAATGAACTATGCTATATCGGCACCTCGTATGTACAAAGGTAGGATAGAAAGCTTAGTAAGTAAGTGTGTAAGCTTTGCTGATATGATTCAACTTACTCATTTAAAAATACAACAAGTATTATCTCGTATGGTACCAGATGGTGTATTTGTAGATGTTGATGGTTTATCAGAAGTTGATCTTGGTAATGGTACAAATTATAATCCTCAAGAAGCTTTAAACATGTACTTCCAGACTGGTAGTATAGTTGGTAGATCTAAGACAGTTGATGGTGATATTAATCCTGGTAAGGTTCCTATTCAAGAACTGCAGACTTCAAATGGTCAAGCTAAAATAGGTGCATTAGTACAAACGTATCAATACTACTTACAAATGATACGTGACGTAACAGGGTTAAATGAAGCTCGTGATGGTAGTCAGCCAGACAAAAATGCTTTAGTAGGACTGCAGAAGCTAGCTGCAGCAGCGTCAAACACTGCTACTAAACACATACTACAGTCTCTTATGTATCTAACTATTAGAGCCGCTGAAAATATAAGTTTACGAGCTGCAGATATGTTAAGCTTTCCTCTCACCAAAAACGCTTTGATAAGTTGTATAAATCAATACAACGTAGGTTCATTGCAAGAAATAGAAAAATTAAACATGCATGAGTTCGGTATTTTCTTAGAGTTAGAACCAGACCATGAAGAGCAACAGTTGTTAGAACAAAATATACAAGTAGCTTTGCAAAGTGGTCAAATAGGTTTAGAAGATGCTATAGATATTAGACAGATTAAAAATATTAAACTAGCTAATCAATATCTAAAACAAAAACAAAAAGAACGAGCTGAAGCAGCCGCTGCTGCTCAGCAAGCAAATATTCAAGCGCAAGCGCAAGCAAACGCTCAAGCTTCTGAACAAGCCGCTTTGGCAGAAGTGCAAAAACAACAAGCTCTTACAGAGACTAAGCTGCAGTTGGAACAAGGTAAGTCTCAGTTTGAAATACAAAAATTAGAACGCGAAGCTCAAATAAAGCAAATGCTAATGGAGCAAGAGTTTGGATATAACATGCAATTAGCTAAAGCCAGAGTTGATGCTGAGACTACTAGAGAGAAAGAAATAGAAGATCGTAAAGACAAACGTGCTAAAATTATAGGCACACAACAATCTGAAATGATTTCGCAAAGACAGAATGATGAGCTGCCTAAAAACTTTGAATCGTCTGGTAATGACGCGTTAGGAGGATTTGGACTTGAACAGTTTGAGCCTCGATAAAAAAATTTTCAATTATTTAATTATATTATATTATGTCAGAAGAAGTAAAACAAGAAGGAGAGTTTAAAATAAAAACCCCTTCTAAACCTAAAAACTTAGGTAAAGCAAATGAAGTAACTAAAGTTGAAATACCAAAAACATCGGTTGAAGCACAAGGTGAAGTTATACCTGAAGTTACTAAAGTAGAAATAAAAAAAGAAGATGCCGTTCAAACACAAGAGACAGATGATAGCAATGCTATTGTCGAAAAGCCCGAAGACAGTGGCGACAGCAAAGAAGTGGTTGAAGAAATACGGACCACCGAAGAAACAGTAGAATCTCCATTAACATTAGTTGATGAAGAAGAGGTTGATGAAACTGTACAAGCTGTAGAAAAAGCTGTAGAAAAAGCGGAGCAAACAGGTAAACCGCTACCAGAAAATATTGAAAAGCTAGTTTCGTTTATGGAAGAAACTGGTGGTACAGTCGCTGATTATGTGCGGCTTAACGCAGACTACTCTAGCGTAGATAATAATACGTTAGTTAGAGAATATTATAAACAAACACGACCGCATCTTGATCATGAGGATGTAAGTCTTTTATTAGAAGACTTTGATTATGATGAAGAATTAGACGAGGATAAAGATATACGCAAAAAGAAAATTGCGTTTAAAGAAGAAGTTGGAAAAGCCAAAAGCTTTTTGGAAGGACTAAAGGGTAAGTATTACGACGAGATCAAGTTGAGACCGAGCGTAACCCAAGAACAACAAAAAGCCGTAGACTTTTTTAATCGATACAGTGAAGAGCAACAAACTGTAAAGCAAAAACAGGAACATTTTAGCAGTACAACTAATGAACTTTTTTCTAATGATTTCAAAGGTTTTGATTTCTCAGTTGGAGATAAAAAGTTTAGGTATGGTGTTAAAAATCCTGAAAACGTAGCTAAGGCACAAATGGATATTGCAGACTTTGTCAAGACGTTCTTAGACGAAAGTGGAAATATATCTGATGTCAAAGGTTATCACAAAGCTTTATATGCAGCGCGAAACTCTGACACTTTAGCTCAACATTTTTATGAGCAAGGAAAAGCTGACGCTGTTAAAGACGTAATGGCTAAGTCGAAAAACATCTCGACAGAACCAAGACAATCAGCACAAGGTGAAGTATTTGTTAATGGATTAAAAGTTAAAGCTATTAGTGGTGTTGACTCTTCAAAATTAAAAGTTAAAAAAATAACAATCAAAAAATAAAATAAATAATTATGGCTGTAAGTCCTTTATTTGGGAGTATTGTCCCAAGTCAATCACAACAATTGCTAGATACTAACTTCCTTTCGTTTAACGGAGGAACTGGTACTGGTGATTCTGATACATTCGCACAACAGTATCTACCTGAGATCTACGAACAAGAAGTAGAGCGCTATGGAAACCGCACGTTATCTGGTTTCTTACGCATGGTAGGAGCTGAAATGCCTATGACTTCTGATCAGGTTATCTGGTCTGAACAAAATCGTTTGCACATCTCTTATGAGGGTTGTACTAATGATCAAACTAATACAATTACTATTCCTGTTGCTGCTGACGTACAGAACGTTATCTCTCCACAGTCTACTATCGTAGCTTTAGATGGTGCTGGTAACGAGCTCAAAGGTGTTGTAACTGCATCTAACCTAACTACTGGTGCACTTACTGTTGCTCCTTACGATGCTACTACAACTGCTGCGCTTGCTACAACTGGAATTAAAATCTTTGTATTTGGTTCTGAATATGCAAAAGGTTCTTCTACACCTAACAACACTGCAGCTGCTGCTGCCAATGGATATGTAAGTGTAGATCCTGCGTTCACTCAATTTTCTAACTCACCAGTTATTATTCGTAATAAATATGTAGTATCTGGTTCTGACACTGCTCAGATCGGTTGGGTTGAGGTTGCTACTGAAGATGGAACTGGAGGATATCTATGGTATCTAAAAGCTGAATCTGAAACTCGCCTACGTTTCGAAGATTATCTTGAAATGAGCGTAGTTGAAGGTGAAAAAGCTGATGACACTTTAGGTGCTGGTTCTGCTTTTAACGCTGGCTTTAAAGGTACAGAAGGTTTGTTTGCTGCTATTCAATCTCGTGGTAATGTAGAATCTGGCTTTAACGCTGCTGCTAGTGCACTTGGAGAATTTGACAACATTCTAAGAAACTTAGATACGCAAGGTGCTATTGAAGAAAACATGCTTTTCTTAAATCGCGAAACTTCGCTAGGTTTTGATGATATGCTTGCTGGAATTTCTAACGGTGGTAATGGTGGTACAGCTTATGGACTATTTGAAAACTCTGAAGACATGGCGTTAAACCTTGGATTTAGTGGTTTCCGCAGAGGTTCATATGACTTCTACAAAACTGACTGGAAATATCTAAATGACGCATCTACACGTGGTGCTATCGAAGACGGATTAATTCCTCCGGGATATGGCGTAAGTGCTATTGATGGAGTGTTAGTTCCTGCCGGTACATCTACTGTATATGATCAAATTCTAGGTACTAACATCCGTCGTCCATTCTTACACGTACGATACAGAGCGTCACAAACTGACGATCGTCGTATGAAGTCTTGGTTGACTGGATCTGTTGGTGGTGCTTACACATCTGATCTTGATGCGATGGAAGTAAACTTCCTATCTGAAAGATGTTTATGTGTGCAAGGTGCTAACAACTTTGTATTGTTTACTAAGTAGTAATTAGTTATGTAGTATTTACCCTCGTCTTATCGACGGGGGTAATTATTACTTTTATCAATTTTATTATATTATATTATGTCAAAAGAAAAAGAAGTCCCAAGCGTAGAAAAAGGTTGGGAAATTAAAGATAGAACTTATCTTGCAACAGGTAGGTATAAACCATTAACATTGAGAATA